GAGAAAGCGAAACGTATAAAGGCTTTCTCTGTAAACCATGCAGAGAATCTTGCAGCTTGTCTCGCTACAAACCCAGTGACAACGCCTGCAGCGGCTTTTACTCCTTTATATGCAAATTTTACGGCGGTGACAGGAGCTATTGCTAATGCTGCGAGTGGGAAATTGCCTACAATCGCGGAGAGCAATCCTTTTCCGCCTTCTCTTTGATTAGTTTCAGGATTAATCTTTCCGTAGGCATCTTCATAGATTTTCCCAACGACTGCTCCTACTAATGCTCCTCGCACTCCTGCAACAGTAAATCCAATGCCTGCTCCTAAGGTTGCATCGTAACCCAATGCACCCGCCAGATTTTTAACAAAATCAATAACAGGTGATATCTTATCAGTGAAAGCTGTCCAATTCGATTTAAGTTCATCTAACTCTGACGTGTCTAGTTGCCCGATAGCGCCGAGACTAAGAGCACCCAATAATCCTCCGCCAATTAAAAGCTTTCCTAAAGTTCCTGCTCTTTCTTTGGCATTATCTTTGACTGCACCCAGTTTTTCTCCTAGATTGCTAAAAAGATTCTGAATAGATCGTCCACCAGATTCGATCGAGGCTTCTTTTTCTGCCTGAGCTTGTTGCTGAAATGCTCTTCTCTCAAACTGAAGTTGTTGTTCAAGAGTTTTTTCAATAGAAGAAAGATAATTGACTGCTACTACCAGAAGCTTTTCGGTAGGCATATTCGGATTGACTGCTGGTCTACCCGACTTTTTAGGCGAAGCAGGAATCGTGCCTGAGCCAGACACTTTTGTTTTTGCAGCCTGACCTGCCATACCAACACCATTAATAACAGTCACAGGTGCTGGAGAAAGAGCGCCTTGCATCGCTCCTCCTGCAGCTTCTCCAACCCCGCGAACAGCATTACCCGCCGCTTCTACTACCTTTCCTGCCAACCCGAAGGAACCAGCGATGGTTCCTTTTACAGCAGCAGTAATTGGTGTTTCTATTAATGCCATTACTTTCTTCTACTCTCTATTTCTTGTTTCTGCTCTTCAAGATGAGCCATCAACAAATCAACGTAAAGATCTCTTTCATATGGTATCAAACTTTCAATCTCAGTAATCGAATATTTGTGATGCTGAGCCAAAGCAAAGATCATACTATAGTAGTTCTGAAGAGTGTTGTGGCTCAACGCCACATAAAAAAATCTTTGAGATTCGTTAACTCGATACTCCTATCATTACCAAGTTCATTCTTGTATTCGATCTTATGATATAGCTTCGGCATCTGCTCAAAGAATGCACGAATCTTTTCGAAGGAATTGACTGGAAGTTGATCGAGAAACTCTTCGAGTTCTTTATCAGTATATTCAGAAGCAGGATAAATTTCTTCATCTGTTACGATAGTATCAATACAGTTAATGATGAAGAATGTCATGAGATCGACTTCGTTATCAAACTGTTTAATCTTATCAGTGATACTTGCACTCGGATACTTCATGATCATTGAAATGGTATCAGACAACTTAATAGTCGAATCAACACCTTCTGGCATTTCAACTTCGATCGAATCGAGATTCAGTTCGAAGTCATAAACCTTGTCGTCTTCGTTATCACGATAAGATAGTTTTACGATATTGTTGACAGACTTCGCACGAAGTTTTAAGAACAAATATTCAAGATCGAAGGTTGTGAGCTTATCGACATCAAAGTCTTCATCTTGCACACACAATCTTAAGATCTGCTTAATAGCTCTGATCACATCAGTATCTTCTCCGCCTTGCTGAGAGATCAGCAGGATCTTTTCTTCTTTCACCAAGAATGGACGAAAGAGAATCTTTTTCTTCGAAGAAGGGATCGTCACGTCAAAGAGTGGTTGATCAATTTTTGGTAAAGGCATTATATTTCCTCACTTTACATAGTTAGTTGGATTCACCGGTTAAGATTCTTAGTGTTGGTGTTGATATTTCTGGCAATAACGTTGAACCGCCAAAAGTTGGATTGATAATAGAAGGAACAGAACCACGAATTCGGCCGGCGAAATCTCCTATAATCGTAGTTTCGTTCGATAGATCTGTCAGTTCTAATGCTCGGCCAATCGGAGAGTTTAAAGTAGTCAATGCACTTCCAGCGCCGTCAGCGACAAAAGTTCCGTCTGGATTTCTTCTTCTACCTGTTACAATAATTTCATCTTTAAACGACTTATCGTCTTTATTGTTCTTCGGAGGAATTCGATTGATTCGAAGATCAGTAAAAGAGAACGTGATGTTCAACTTCATGAGAGTGTTTTCTTCACTCCATGACATATTCATACTTTGAATTCCAGTAGGAAACACATCATATATATTGTATGTCATGACCTGATTCTGAGATCTGTCATATACGAATACGTTTACATTCGGACACGAGTACGTATCTTTATATGCGATCTCGTAAGGTTTTCTTCCGTTGGTATTATTATTCATATTCGCGCCTCCAAATGAGTCGCGATTGACGATTAGATTTAACCACTCTTCGAAGTATTCTACAATTAAAGCCTCTTTATCGACGATAAATTGCAGAGTAAAATCTCCGACGTTTACGCCATATGCAACGTTCTCGACTGGACCAAATCCATATCTTCGAATGTTCTGTTCTTGTAAAAGATTCACAGAAGGAAGAACCACGTTATCGCATCTCATCGTAAGAAGAGAGTCGAGATTCTGAGAACTAAATTTTGATCTTGTCCATGCCATAGGAGCAAAGACTACTAAGAAGCTGTGAGTGGGGAGTACACTATCGGCGCCAGAAACTTCTGCTCGAAATCGACCGATATTAAATGTGCCTGTGGTGCGTTCACCCGTACTAAAAGCTGAATCAACAGTTCTGGCTTTTAATCTACGACCGCCGGTACCATCTTCTTCAGTTAGTTCTGTATTAGTATTAATACCCTTATCAAGTTCAGTCTTCGCGCTTTTTGCATTGGCTGTGGACGCTGGTGTTACGCTGGTCGATTTGCTTTGGTTCGCGGTTGCTGTTGCATTATTATCAGTTTCTTCTTTGCTCGGCTTAGACGGTGGAGTCGGTGTTGGCGGCGCCGCAGAAGTAGAAGATGGCGGAGTAGCCCCAGTCGGGGGTTTTTGGGATTCTTCATTGGTTGATTTGGCAGTCGAAGTTGGTGTTAATGGCGCAGCAATAGCACCCGTTGAATCAAAAGTCGGTACCGCCGTAACTTTGCTAAGTTCTTCATCTCTTGATTTGGCTTGCGCTTCGGCAGCCAGAACTGTCGAAGCGCCGAAGCGCTGTTCAGGAGTCAAAATGCGACTGTTCTCAATCACCGCGCGAGCTTCGTCACCATATCCGACGACATACTGTCGCGCAATCTCCTCAGGTGGTGCGGATCCTATCGTGCGCGATAGCCCGGCCGGTTGTCGAGCTGATCTCGGCGGTGCAGATGCCATTACTTAGTAACTCCTAACATTTTTTTCGTGTCCATCCAAACTTGATTCTTTCTTGCTTTGACGAAACGTTCTGTTGGTAAGAAGAGCGCGATATCCCATTCCGATGGATAGACGTACATAAACTTTGATTGCACATGAGAAGTCAAATAATGCTTAATGCACGGAGCATACCATCTTAGCTTTGCTGCCTGAGTCATGAGTTGATAGCTGAGTTTCAGGCGAGTCGACTCATCATAACGAGTGTTATTTGCAAAGTCGTATAACCCGTCCATCAACTTCGCTCTGAGTTGCAATGGCAAGTAGTGCAGATTGAGTCCCATAAATCCACCTTTGACCTTCTTATAAGGAAAGATCAAAGGAAATCTGTCGTAATATGGAAGCTCTTCTTTATGCTTTGGATCATAATAGAACATGTACATTGATCCGAGCAAAGGTTGAGTAGTCATACGACTGACGTCACCTTTCATCATCTCACGCTCATTGATACGATTTATTTTACCGGCAGTATCTCGAAACCACTCACGCGCAGAGTTCGTACGCGCAGGAATTTGTCCTGAACGAACACCTTGTGTGATGATAGTATCAAATACGATT